GCCGCCTGCGCCGGGAAGGACACGGTCACGTTTCCAGAGGCCACGTTAGACACGCTCGACACGTACGCCGGGCCAGACACGGGGAGACCCGCAACGTACTGACCCAGAGCAACGCCGACACCAGACGTGGGGCTCGAGAAGGAGTTGAACGTCAGGGCTGCCGAAGTAGCTCCCAGGGGAATGGTGGCAGCCAGAGGCACCTGGGCCGCGGTCACCGGGGCGTAGATGTTCGCCACGAACGAAGCGCCCGAGCCGAACGTACCAGTGATGATGTTCGCCGTGGCGGTGTTGGCAAAAGCAACGACCGCGTTCGACAGAGAGTTGGAAGTTGCCTGGATGACCGCCACATTGGCCTGCACGTTGCTCAGAGGGCCCACGACCAGAGAGCCCGGGAACAGAGGGCCCGTGGACTGCTGGAAGACCACATTCGCCGTGTTGGCACCAACCACCGAGCCGTTCCCAACGGACAGTACGTTTCCGGTCGCCTGGGGGAAGGTGGACAGGAGCGGCTGCGTCGTCGGGCCAAAGTTGATCGTCTGACCCAGGTTCGCTGACCACGTGATGCGAATCTCGACATCGTGGTACTGGAGCGCCACCAGGGGCAGGGACACAGACCAGTCCTTGCAAAAGAAAAACTTGAACGGGTAAAACACGTTCTTCTGGCTGGTCGGACCCGACGAGTTGTTATTTAGGAAACGATTGGAAAAGGTCTGCGCACCAGTCACGGGCTCAATGTCCGTGGAGTACTCAAAGTCCTGGGTATCGATAACCTGACCACCAATCAGGAGCTCCACCTTATCAATAACCTTGGACCAGTCCAGGTTGTAAATAGAAGACCCGTTGGAATCACGGGCCGTCAGGTACGTGTAGTTCATCAAATCACCCTTCTTCTCGAAACGGATGGTCGAGATGCCTCCGGCCGAGGGCTGCCCCTGGATAATCTGTCGCTCAACAGAGTTGGCGTAGTGGGTATACCGCTTGTAGTTGGAGCGGTAAAATGAAATCTCGGGCTTGCCCGTCAGCCATGCGTCCTGAGCACCAGTTGCGACAAGTTGAACGACGCCGCCGCTCATTTTACAATACGTTTAGATTATTTTAAACCACCGCAAGCGGCGGGAGGGCCACTGGGTTCTTCTCGAGTTGGAGAATTGCCACGTCCAAATTGGACGGGTCCGACAGAGGGTTCGGGTTGGCCTTTTTCTCGTCAAACTTGTAAAACTCGGCATTCTTGTACTGCTGGAAACGTCCTGCATTCATGTGAGGCACTGGGAAAGGCACCGTCTCGGACCGGAGGCGAGACATGGCACCGCCTTGGTTGACGGGGTCTTGGCGAACGTTCATGCGGCCCGCGTTTCCGGGGCGGTCCGGGTTGGACCGAAGGCCGCTTGCACGCGTCAGAGACTTGTCCGTGTATGCCGTCGTCCCAACCGCGTACGGCTGGGTCACCTTGTACTGGCCCGGACCCATCGAGAGCGTGTCCTCACGGGCGCCCGTCTGCTGACGAATGGTCGAGCGCTCATTCTTGAGAAACTTGGGCCGGCCCTCGGGACCGGTCAAGGCGCCACCCTGGCCCTCACCACGGTTCTGGGCTGGCGGGCGGTACCACGCCTTGGTGTCCTTGGCCTCGTGCGTAATCTCGCCGAGGCCACCCGCACCACCGTTCTTGACAACGGGGTTAGACGGACCAGGCAAGCCCTTGAGAGTCGTGAGGCGCTCCTCGTTGATGTTGTTTGGCAGAGCCCGGAAGTAGTCGTGGAAGCCACCGCCGGCCGGAACCTCTGGACCGAGACCGAGGCCTGGACCGACGTTCATGCGCTCGATAGGCTGGAGGTTGTTCATCTTGTTGGTGATATTCTCACGAGCGTACAAGTCATACACGGGCTGGCCATACGGGAAGCGTGTATTGGTCCGCTCGGGCGTCTGGAGAGACGGTATTTCATTCTTCGGTTGGAGACGCCAGTCACCGATTCTCCGACCCAAATTCGGCGTCATAACCTTGAGGTCAAAGTAATCGGCCGAGTGTTCGGCGGGGTGGGCCATGAGGTCCACCTCGCGGCGCGTGATGTGGCGCACCGGACGCGACTCGGGGGTGGAGGCGGGCTGAGCCACGTCTTCACTCTCGGCGAACCGTTTCCCGGCAAAGACGAGACCGACGACCGCAGCCAAGGCCAACGGATCCATTTAACATTTACTTAGAAAAGTATCTCTGAGCGAAGCGCGTGTTCTGGTCGTCCGTGAACGTGCTGACGGGGTTCCACTCCATGACGCGCTGCGGCAGAGTCACGTACGTGTTGGGAAAGTCATACGCGCCCTCGGTCCAATCCTTGCGCCACGCGGTGGTGGGACGCTCACGGAGCTCGCTCTCCACCTGCGTCTTGTCCTCGAGGACCACCTGGGCCGGTCCGATCCACACGCCCTTCTGAAGAACATTCGGACTCGTGTCAAGACGAGACATATTTAATAAAAGGGGCGAAAAAAAGTATTGACCCAAAGTAACAAATGGTTTCGGCCCCTGCAGGCGGTGCGCGGTCTGCACGGCGGGCCCGGTCTCTCAATTTTATTCGGAAAAGTAAGAGCGTTCGGCGGCCCGGGTCTGCACCCGCGGTCCTTCAACGTTCACCGAAACGTCGGCGGTCGCGTTCTGCACCGGCCGTCCTGTACAGTCCTCAAAAGCCTCGGCGCCGGTCTGCGGCGCCTCCACGACCCCGGCGGCCATCAAGCATTAAAACGATGGCCCTCGGTCTCCTGGCCCTGACTGGCGGTGCTGGTGGCCCGTACGTCGGTGCGCCCGGAAAGGCGATCGCCGTGTGGCCCCTCGGCTCGAGCGTCAAGCACGTTCCGACTGCGGCGACCGTCTACAAGTACGGTTCGCTTCCGGCCCGTTTGGCATATAACGTACCTCGGGCACGCAAGCCAAACCCGTCTCGGAAGCTCTTCCCTGGAGGTCACGCCCTGACGGGAATGTACGAGCCAACCTCTGCGCATCGGCGCCGGCTGTCTCGCAAGGTGACTGTGGGTCGCGGAGAGCCCGTGCCTTTGCCTGTCATCACGGCGAGCGACGTCCGGTACCTCGAGAACAAGGGTCTCATTTTCCCCCGGTCTGTTCACGAGCAAGCGGCCCGTGGTGCGGCTGTTATTTCAAACAGAAATGTGCCCGCATGGGTCTACGAGCCTCAGTACCGGGCTGAAGCAAAGCGCATACTGAACGAGTGGAAGCCCCCTCGGAACAGGTACTCGGTCAAGACGCAGTTGGCGCTTCCGCCTTCTGTGGTTTCAAAGCTCAAGGCGCTCGAGGAAAAGGCCCGAGAGACGGTGATAGTTGGAACGGCTCGAGCAGCCACCATGCCCTGGAGGGTCGCTGCGCGGGCCAGGCAACTGCCTGGGAAAGTATATAGAAGTGTTCGTGCGAGTGTCGCAAAGGCTCGGCGCTCGATGGCAAAGCCGCCCAACTAAGCACCGCGGCCACCGCCCGTGCCTGCGCCGCCATTGCCGGCACGCAGTTGCGTCGTTTCCGGGAAGTGGAAGTAGAAGTTGTCCGGATCGCACGCGCGTCCGCCCTGGTCCTTGCACATCGGGGCAAACTTGCGCCCGAACGAAGCCTCGGCAAAGGCCGTCTGGTCATTGGGAATGGTTGTCGCTGCGACGGTGTAAAAGTTGCGCTCGGCGTCACGGACGCGCTCGAACGGGTGTATCTGGTCCCACTGGTTCTGGACTTCGGTCCGCACGCTGGGGTACCACGCCGCCGAAGGCCGGTCCGGGTTGTCTGCATAGTCAGTCAATAGCACGTTGCCCATGGGGTTATCGAACGTCGGGAGCGTCACTGGGTTCCGAAGAGGGCCCGACTGGCGTCCATCGGCCAAGACACCCCGAACCTTCGAGTCTTTAATAAGGTTCGAGTTCCAGAGGTAATACAGGATAGCCAAGGCCAGGATTCCAAGAGCAAATATACGCGGGTCCCTGTTGATGATGTACACGAGACACGTGGCGTAGATGATGAAACGGGTGGTGGCGAGCATACGCTCCTTGGAGCTCTGCTTTGCCGTCGGCCAGAAAACGAGTATCTGGTCCGACTTGAAAATCTCTCGGCCGAGGTCCATTTCTAGTATTCGTAAAGAAATTACTTTTTCGACCGACGCTTGGTGGGCTTGGGACCGCGTGGGGGCAAAGGCGGACGTCCTGCCCCGAGCATCTGCGTCAGCATATTATTCATTCCGGCCATGAGCGTTTGCTCATCGATATTCGGCCCCTGGGCCTGCATATTCTTGGCGCACGCCTCGGCAGCCGTCTCAATCATAGAGAGCGTCTCCGGAGGAAACATATTGATGGTCGTTCCGAGAATATACATCGTCTGGATGTATTGCCAAATGGCATCCTTCGTGTTTGCAGTGACGCCCTCAGACGTCCACAGCGCCTTGAGGTTCAGCTTCTTCACAAACTCATTCTCGTCGCAAAAAAACGCCTCATTCTTTTGCATAAGATCGTTCGAGTACGGACTCACCTGCTTCATGAACGTCTCGAAGGTTTCACGAGTCCGAGTGACTCCACACGCCGTCTTTACCGCCTCTTCCTCGGGGAACGTCGATGAAAGCTCGTCGAGGAATTGGCCCATCATTTCGTTAAAGGCCTTCACGGTGGTCATATGTATTTAGTTTAGTTTGAAAACCCTTAAGTGTTTAAAAAGGCTCCTTTGATATCTGTTCGTGACTTTCTGAAATTTGACTCACGATGAAATAGACGAGCAGAGCCACTAGAAACGCCGGCTTGAACATGTCCGAGTTTTTGAGCTTGCCCTCGTTGTTCATCTTTGCCTTGGCGTACATGTACGCAATGGTCGCTCCTGCTGCAAAGACGGCGGCGCCAAACGGTTCACGGAGGTACTGCTCCATTTGTATTTTCGAGGATTATTTACTCGAGTTTTTCAATGCGCTGAGGGTACGCCTTTGACTCGGCCGCGTCATCGAACAGGTTCTGCTCCATTTTCTGGACATTTTCAGGACCTGCTGGGGTCGTGCCCGGAACGTTCGGGGGCGTCATGGAGTTGTTGACCGTGACCGTATTGTCGACACCGCCTGGAGTCTTGCCAAACTCCATGTTTGGTTCCGGGGCTGGCTCTCCGTCGTTGGCCGGGACGGGGTCCTCGTTCATCATATCCGGGACCTCGTCGTCCGCCTCTGGGTCCTCATCCTCGTGATCCAGGTTCAAGTCTTCACCGGCTGCTGGCAAGGGCAAGTACGTCTGCAGAATCTCGGCCGTCGGAACGAGGTCCTCGATGACCTGCATGATGTGCTTGGTAAATCGCTTGGTCAGGTTCTCGTTCCTCTCAACTTCCGAGTGAAATTCTGTGATGACATACGGGTCCTCGTACAGATCCTTGGCACACGCCTCGTAGCACCGCTGGACAAACACGTCATTTTGAGGGAGCTTGATGCAAATCTTTTTAGACTTTTTGTCGGTCCGGATCGCACTGAGAATCTTGACGTGGATGACAAAGACGGCCGCAAGCAAGTTGGGGAACAGGGGTTGAGCCTTGACGATAGCCTCCGTATTTTTGAGGGAAATTGAAGAGTTCCAGGTCTTGATGGCCCGCAGGAGCTCCTGGAACACGAGGGTCACATTCTTGCTCTTTTTGTCCTGGACCTCCTTCTTGGCCTCGAGCCATATTTCCCAGAATGCAGTAATCATCACGGGAATCATGGCGTCACAGAGCTTTTTGGTAAACCGGCGTTCGGACTCGTTGAGGAGGTCCATTATTGATGTGCGTCTATTATTTCTTCCGAAGCTTTTGCGCAACTTTTTGAAGGTTCATAAGACCTGGGAGAATATCGACAGGGTCATCATCTATTATGACTGTCTCGTCCCGTCGGGTCACTGGCCGGTCCCACGTGACGCGGAGATGGACCGGTCCCGTGAGCTCCACACCGTATCCGAGTTTTATCAACTGACGAGCCATGTACGTCACCGCCTTGGCCAAGTCGTACTTGGGAAAGCCGATGACGAACGGGGGGACCATGAGATCCGCCGTCTTTTGACCGAGCTCATGGGACACGCGAATTTTGCGCGAGAATTGCTCCAGGATGGCCCGATACGTCTCCTTTTTGACATCGGCCCGGGCCTTTTCCATTGCGGCCACTTCACTGGCACTCAATACACTCATATTTTTGACGCGGAATTTGTGCTTTAGCGTCTGTACGCATCAAGGGGCGGGGTGGTGATGGGCTGAGACAGGGCGTACTTGAGCTGCTTGTCTATGGCGTCCTGGATCTCCTTGTACGGCTGGTACATGTCAGGCTTGTACGCCTTGGCATAGTCAGATACGACCGCCTCTTTTTGGGTCAAAATATCGACGTTCCCATCCTTGGTCACACGCGCCTGAACATCCAGCTGGGTCCCGTAAAAGTGACGCGTGTTCATGAACATGAAACGGGACAGATATGTGCCGTCCCCTTGGTGGTTAATGAATATCGTCTCAAGGGGCACAAAGTCAGGGTTCTTGGTTTGGATAGACTCGATGATACTCTGGGTCACGTCAGGCGGGACGCGCTCGGCCGTGATGTACTCCTGACTGTACTCGGAGCCTGAGCTCTTCGAATTCCAGATCAAAAAGAGGGCGATGGCGGCAAGACCGAGGATGCTCGCGTCAGCCTTCATATTACTAGGAACTGCGAAAAACTTCAGGGCCAAAAAACTGGCTTGGTAGTAGGAATGGCTCTACTGGTCTATTCAGACAAGTGCAAATGGTCTATGGATATCATGCAATACATCAAGAGTCAGCCGTCCCTTCTTGAGATTGTCCGGTTTCACAATGTGACTTCACAAGGAGTCCCGTCGAAGAAGATTACAAAGGTTCCGACTCTCGTGACCAACGACGGGGTCATGAAGGTGGGCGGGGAAGTCAAGGCGTGGCTCCAGTCCATGATACCCGCCGAGTTTGAATCGTGGGACGCTCCGGCGAGTTTCGTCACAAACCTCGACGGAACGGACGCGGCCCAAAACATGTTTGAACTTGATCGGTACGGGGAGACACTCCAGCCCCGACTCACCCCCGAATTGGAGGAGAAAATTGCGATGAGTGTTACTGACGCGTTCCAAAAGGCTAGATAGAGAATTGGGATCCCTAATTGCCAAGGATGCATCTTAAAACGATTCAAGCATCCGCACTCAAGTCGGTATTCGAGGTCCTGAAGGACATTATTAACGATGTGAATGTGTACTTTACGGCCAAGGGGATGAATATCCTGACACTCGACACGGCCCGAGTCACGCTGGTCGATATGACCCTCGGGTCTGAGAACTTTGAAGAGTACGTGTGCCCCGTGCCTATTGCTGCAGGACTCAACATGACCACAATGTACAAGCTCCTCAAGTCCATCTCGGGCACGGACACGTTGACCATCGATGTGCACGACAGGGACTATATGGATATTTTCATCGAAAATCCCGTCAAAAAGTCTTCGACCAAGTTTCGTCTCAAGCTCCTGGACATTAATGAGGACATTCTCGACTTGCCGGATATTCAGATGAACGTCGTGACGACTATTCCGTCCATTGACTTTCAGCGCATCACCCGCGATATGGGGAACTTGGCTCAGGACATGGCCATCATCCGTGAAGGGACCAAGTTGACCCTGAGTTGCAAGGGTGACTATGCCGAGCAAGAGACTATCCTCGAGTTTCCCGAGTCTGTTGGACGATCCGGGTCGGTATTTAGCCTCAAATATATCAACTTGTTCACCAAGGCGACCAACATGTGTGCAAGCGTTCAACTCATGCAAGACTCGAAGAATGAGAATATGCCCATCATCTTCAGGTACACCATTGCAAACCTCGGCGACCTCAAGTTTTACTTGGCACCAAAGGCGGACTAGGCCAAGAGCACGGTCCCTCCGACGACGGCGGCGATGCCCGCAATCTGCTTGGGTGTCAGAGCCTCCTTGAGTACCAGGAAGGCCAGGCCAGCGACAAAGATGGGTGCAGTGCTCGTGAGCGCCGTGACCACTGAAATCTGACCGTGTCGAATAATAGAAAAGTACAGAATATTTGCAATAAAACCAACGACGATGGCCCCGAGAAGGACCAAAATGATTGGGACCACGAGCTCACGAATCTCTTTCAGTATGAGTTCCTGGTGCCAGCCGAGATACAACAGGCTCAGCACAAAGTACCCTATGGATGTCACGACCATGAGCGTGTGGTGACTCAGGGCTTGGGCGACGTGCTTCTGGGCCACAATCTGGAGACCCGTCAGAGCCGCGACCAACAGGGCCGTTCCAAGAACCGGAACCATCTTATTTAAAAACAAGAAAATAGTAAGAGTTTATGGAGGCTCGGTATAAAGAAAGACTTGATGCCTGCCAAAACGAAGATGAAAAGGTGAGTTTTTTATTAAGTTGTGTCCCCGTGCTTCTCGAGTACACGAAAAGCGAGGCTCCCCCGAGCGAAGTGACCACTCGGGTCGCAAACCTCAAGGTTTCTTCACGAAAAGGTGTCCAGCGTGGAGAAATTTACAAAAAGTACATGCGAGAGGTTGAAAATGACTGGGACATGCACCCCAAAACACAGATGCACGAAAAGCCTTGTCGTCAGTGTGGAAAAATGTACACTCGAATATTTGATGATATCACGTCAGACGAGATATGCACAGAGTGCGGATCGGTAGAACACGTCCTCGGCGAAAACGTGGGTTTCAAGGATGAGCAAGACCGGGAAAATAACGTCGTGTATTCATACAAGCGTGAGAATCACTTTAACGAATGGATAAGTCAGTTTCAAGCAAAAGAATCGACGAGTGTCCCAGTGGAAGTTATAGAGCAACTTCGGTCAGAGTTTAAAAAGATGAAGATAAAAGAGCTCTCGGACATTACACATGAAAAAGTCAGAGAGCTCCTCAAGAAACTCAACAAGGCCAAGTACTATGAGCACGCACCGTACATTACGACTATTCTAAACGGGATCCAGCCCCCTACCATGACGCAGGCCCTCGAGGATAAGCTCCGACTCATGTTCCACGTCATACAGGCCCCGTTCGAAAAGCACAAGCCTGCAAATAGGAAAAATTTTCTAAGTTACTCGTACGTCCTGTACAAGTTTTGCGAGTTGCTCGGCGAGGACGACTACCTCCCGTGCTTCCCGCTCCTCAAGTCGAAGGAGAAACTGTACATTCAGGATCAGATTTGGGAGAAGATATGTAGAGAACTTCAGTGGGAGTTTTTGAAGACAGCGTGATCACTTCGAATTCCATGGGTGAATTGCGATCAGGAAAGTTGATGAGACATCCAGTCTCGAGACCAAGGAGCTTGAGATAATTCCGGGTCTGAATTCGGTACGCATCCGTAAGGCGCGCGACCGACTTGAGTTCCAGAACGACCGAGTTGCGTAGGATGAGATCGGCCCGAACGTGTCCCACGTTTTGGCCCTGGTAAAAGACGGGGATGATGCGCTCCGTC